TGCGACTAAAAGTGAAGACTCGAAGCAGTCTATTGCCAATTGGCAAGCGAAGGTGGGCATGGAGCAAGCGACAAGGATCAAGGAACAAGCGGCTAGCAGGGGTACAAACGTACACATGCATCTAGAAAAATATATTTTAGGGGAAGGCCATCTGGATTTAACGCCAGAAGGCAAAACTGCAAAGGCAATGTCCGATACAATAATTAGTAAAGGATTCAATGATTTACAAGAAATTTGGGGAAGTGAAGTGGTTATTCATTACCCAGGTTTGTACGCAGGAGCTACAGACCTTGTTGGAGTCTATGACTATGAAGATAGTATTATAGATTTTAAACAAAGTAATAAACCAAAACGTAAAGAGTGGATTGAGGATTATTTTTTACAGTTGGGTGCATATGCTATGGCACACAATTATGTATATAGAACTCAAATCACACAAGGAGTTATATTGATGTGTACTCCAGATAATTATTTCCA